GTTAACCTACACAGCACATTCATCAAATGCTGCATCGCAAGCGTTAACTTCGAGTGATGAACTCTTAGCTACCGTAATCAATACGAATGCCCTAACTTGTTTTCCGTAGAAACCAATATACAAGCGAGGAAAAATACATAAAATTATATTGGGGCCAAATCCATGCTCTCAGCGAACAATTTTCTATTATCGTTCACATAATCATGAGCATAGGCTGGTTCCACCAATTTCTTCATTTCATCGTAGAGAATAAACGAAACTCGTCCTTTGAGTTCCGGATTCTTCCCAACAATATTTTTCAGTTTAATCAAGAAAACCTCATAATCATGTCTACCATATAAAAACATCTCACGAAGGGAACCATCTGCATAAGCAGCAAATTGTTCGCCAGGAGATAATGGAGACTCAGTAGGCTTCTTAATATAATGAAATTTCTTCAAAATTGAATCAACTTCAATAGGAGCAACGATCTTTCCAAGATCCTTATGTTGCACAAAACTGCGCTTCAAAAAAGATACCTCTTCTATTCCAATATAAGGTCTAGATTTGGCATCCTTTTGAGCCATAGTATAACCAATGCCTAATTTTTCAAATTCTGCTTGACATGAGGTATGGGTAAACCAACCACAATGACGTCGAACAGACATAGCATTGTCATCCCCATAAGTTGCAAGAGCAACATTCTGGGAAAAGCTTTCCTTAATACTAGGCATCATGGCATAATAGACATAACGCATCATAATAGAATTGCAAATACTATTTAATTGAACTGTAATAAGATTACCAGAAGGGTTACCATTAGCAAACCTATACAGATCACCATCAAATAAAATATTTGGATGAATAATATCAGAAAGAGCACCCTGAATAAGTTTTAACTCATCAGGAATAACTCCACACTCTTCATACCAAGAGAGCATCACCTTAGCGGCTGCCCCAGTAATCTGGGCTGCCATACGGGTGTCAAAACCAGAGAAATCTCCGGCAATCATTCTATCCTTACTCTTACTGGTTACATAAGAGTGCAATTCATCCCATTCCTTGGAAGTAGCATTAATACCAACTAAACACTCAGTATCACGCCAAAACTTCCTCATGAAACGGGGAATACCGGCAAGTACTCTCCTAGAAGCCACAAAATTAGCAATAGGACTTCCATAAAATTTCCTTACCTTTTCTACCGCTTTCTTATTCGGTAAAAGTTCGTTGACTTTACTACTGGCTTTATAAATCGGTTCAGATCTAACGCCATTCGACCAACAGTCGAAAGTATAATCAACTTCTGTTTGAATATCATAATCCTCGCTAAATTCACGAGGTACTTGAACGAGAGACTCATCCATCGGATCACGTTTCAAACAGTGTTTCTTTGATTTATTGATTGGAAAACCAGCTGACGTATCATTTGGCATTCCACCAAGACCAAATTCTCCAATTCCATCAAGCGCTTCAGCTTGAGTATAAATTCGGAAGAAATCGGAACAATCCTCTTTATTCTCACGAATACATTTCAGAGTTTGTTCTTTATAATCTTGGACTGCTTTCATCAATATTTGACCTTCATAGTGTTGAACGGGATCCGTCAACTTATTCAAGGTTAACATTGATTTAGCAATATCATTGGGAGAAGTAGGTGGCCGATGTTTACTCGGTCCAAATTCTTCAACCACACCTACAAACGGTGTTTTAATATAAGGAGTTCGTGCATTAGAAGTCATTTCAAGACCATCCTTAAGCACTCTTCCAAGAAAGGAGACCGTAGTCTTCTCCTTGGTGCCATCCTCTCTCAAATACAGAGGCTTAGCATCCTTAATAGAATAATTTTGCTGGTAAGCATCCACTCGAACATCACCTGCCGAATGAACTACCATAGTAGGACTCATCTTACTGAGTTTACTAAGAGCATCACGAAT